AGTCTTAGTATAGAAACAGCAATAAGTGTAGTTGTATCTATTGGTATGATTGTTGGTATGTGGTTTACACTTCAAGGTGATATTGAAGAAGCAAAATTATTACCTGAACCAGAAGTGTCACGCATGGAATATGATTTGAAAGACCAAATGATTCGTGATAGTATTGTTAACACTGAAAGTAAAGTTGAAAAACTTGAAGAAAAAGTAGATGACATTAAAGAAGATACTAAAGCTATTACGCAAACACTTATAGACATGAATAACAAATAATGAGGTATAGAGATGAATTATTATTATGGTATAGCATGGTTATTGGGATTATTACTATCTCAATCGCCTTTATACTCACAATCAGTTAATTTAAATAGCTTTGAAAAAATACAATTAGTAAAACTTGAAGAGTGTGCAGTAGTTCAAGTAAATGCTAGTTGGAATTATAAAAATAGATTAGCTATTGAAAAATTAGAAGATTGCTATATTGCTGAAGTTGATTTAGCAAATAGACAAATAGGTGCTGTCATTCAAAAAGAATGGAAAGTAAAAGTAGTTCCTACTATTATTATATTTAAGAATGGTACGGAAGTAAAAAGATTTGAAGCAGGCGTATCTATGAAATTAGATGAAAAAAGTATTTTAGAAAGTATTAGGAAAGAAATTAGGTAAATTGTATATTTGATATCATGCGTAGAGTATTCGGACCAAAACAAGTAAGACATACTAATGGAAAGAAGAAAACTCGTCAAGGTCAAAGTCATAGAACTAAATACGGAACTAAAACAAGTAAAAAGTATTATAAAAAAAAATATAGAGGGCAAGGATAATGGCAAAAACTGTAACATGGATGTGGAGAGGTAAACGTCATTCAGGCACACTAATACGTGAAACTGCTACACATAAATATGCTAGAACTAAAAATGGTAAAGTAAAAACCATTGTAAAGAAAAAGAGAAAGTAATGGCTAGAAAAAAAGATTCAAGATTAGCAAGAGCAGGAGTATCTGGTTATAATAAACCTAAAAGAACGCCTGGACATCCTACTAAGTCACATATAGTTGTAGCAAAAGAAGGTACACAAATAAAAACTATACGATTTGGACAACAGGGTGCTAAAACAGCAGGTAAACCAAAACCTGGAGAATCTAGAAGAATTAAAATGAAACGTAAAAGTTTTAAAGCAAGACACAGAAAGAATATAGCTAGAGGCAAAATGTCTGCAGCATATTGGGCAAATAAAGTTAAATGGTAGGAGATAACTATGAAACATGGAATGAAAAAACAAAAAAATAGTACTGATAATTATGCACAAACACAAAGAGGTACAGGACAGAATAGTACAGACAATATGAATGATGGACCTATTGATAAAAAAATGAAACCAAAAAAATCACCTGGTGAAAAATTTATGGATTTATATCAATCAAAAATGGGTAGAAAAACTAAAGATGGTAAACTAGTAAAGGATTATTAATGAAAAAACAAAAGAATAGCACTGATAATTATGCACAAAAAGAAAAAGGTACAGGCATGAATAGCACTGATAATATGAATGATGGTGCTATAGATAAAATGTTAACACCTAAACAACGTAAGCTTCCACTAAGATTAAAAAAAGCTATTGTTGCAAGTAAAGATAAACGAATGTCTAAGGCAGCTAAAGGAGTAGAACAAAAAAGAAATAAACAACGAAAAATAGGAGAATAATATGCCATATCACAAAGGTAAAAAGAAAAAGAAAAAAGGTAAGAAAAAATGAAAGTAAAAGCACCAAAAGGATATCACTTTATGAAAAAAGGTAATAAAATGTCTTTGATGAAAAATCCTAAAGGTGGTTATAAACCACATAAAGGAGCTTCATTAACAATGAATTTACCTATTATGAAAGTACATGGTAAAAAATAATGGCTATGAGAAAAAAAAGAAAATCTAGAGTAAATCAAGCAGGTAATTATACTAAACCTACTATGCGTAAACGTTTATTTAATAAAATAAAAGCTGGTAGTAAGGGTGGTAAACCTGGACAATGGTCTGCACGTAAAGCACAAATGTTAGCAAAACAATACAAAGCAGCAGGCGGGGGATATAGATAATGGCTTTGAAAAAATCTCAACAAAGTTTAAAAAATTGGACTAAACAAAAGTGGAGAACAAAGTCAGGTAAAAAGTCATCAGAAACTGGTGAACGTTATTTACCAGATGCTGCAATAAAAGCATTAAGTGATAGTGAGTATGCAGCAACTACACGTAAAAAAAGACAAGATACTAAAAAGGGAAAGCAACATTCTAAGCAACCAAAAAAAGTAGCTAGAAAAACAAAAGCTTATAGATAATAAAACAGGAGACCAGTAATGGCAAAAGAAAAAAAAGTAGACCTAAGACAAGAAGCTGAGACTAAAATGGAAAGTTTAGTTGAGCAACATAACACTCTTGTACAGGAGTTACAAAGTGCTAATGAAAGATTAGCAGAAGTTAAACAAATGATAATCGAGCATCAAGGATATATGAAAGGCCTAGAAGCTTGTGAAAAAGACTGTGAGGTAAAATAATGGGACCAGTATTAGGAAAAGTACTAACTAGTTTAGGAACAGAAAAACTAATTAAAGCTGTAATCATGCATTTAGGTGATTGGCTTGTAGCAAAGTCTTCAAATAAACTTGATGACAAACTATGGGCTGAAGTTAAAAAAGCTTTAAATAAAAAATAGGAGGTTTCATTGAAACTTAAAAAACGTGGTATTGTAATACCAGACCAGCATTATCCATTAGAAGATAGAGCTGCAGTAGAATGTGTTAAGAAAGCAATACTAAAAATAAAACCAAAGGTGTTTATAAACCTTGGGGATGTTGGAGAATGGGAGTCTGTATCAGCTTGGCGATATAAAGACAAGAAGTTACCACCTTTAGAGTTTCAACTTCCATTAGTAGAAGAAGATATAAGATTAGTAAATGAAGGATTAGATGAGTGGGATGAAGTACTTAAAAAAGTGGGATGTAAAGAAAAGCATTTACTCCAAGGTAACCACGACCTCTGGTTGGATAATTTTGCTAATAAGTATCCTTATCTCAACGATTATACTTTTGAAAAAAAATGTAGAATTAAAGAAAGAGGATACAAATACAAAGAACACAACCTCCCTATAGAGATAGGTAAGTTAGCGTTCTTCCATGGTGCTTTTGCAACTACATATCATGCAAAAAAACACCTGGAAACATATGGTGAGAATGTAATATATGGACATACTCACGATATACAAAGACATACATTGACTAAGCTTAATGGCAACATTGGTGCTTGGTCAATGGGTTGTCTTAAAAAAATGGACCATGAAAATAACAGATGGTTAAAAGGTAGATTACATAACTGGGGTCATGCTTTTGCTATTATAGATTGGTTTGATAATGGAGAATTTAAAGTTGAAGTCGTTGAAATAATTGATGGCAAAACAACAGTGTGGGGAGAGTTAATAGATGGTACCAAGTAAAATGCCAGGTACTAGTATTAATAATTCTAGGAGATTATATAACTTAAAGAAAAAAAAGAAGAAAAAGAAAAATGCCAAAAAAAGCAATAAACGTAAGTAATTTTAGTGGTGGACTGAATAACAATACTACACCTAGGGATTTAGCTGATAATGAATTTCAAGTATTATTAAATCTTAGTAATGAAGTACCAGGTAAGTTACAAGTTATTGGAAACGAATTAAACGTAACTGCCAGTGCTTTAAATGCTATAGATACTTTAAACTATGGTAATGGATTATTGCATTTAAATTCTGATAGACAATTTAGTAGTCCTAATACACTTACAGAAAAAGAATATGCTTTAATAAACGATATTACTGCATCTCCAAAAAGAATACGTATTTATGATTATGCTAGCAATGGTCAGGTATTAGAAGCTAGCGAAATTCAGTATGGAGATACTGCTACTAAAGTAGAAATGTATAATATTGATGGAGCTGTAAGGGTTGTTCCGCATTTTGCAAATTCTGTTGGCACAAATAAACCTAAAATATTTAGTTATCATAAATTTGTTAGAAGATTAGGTGGAAGTAACACTGCTATAGACCATGAAGATACTGGTAGTTTTTCTACAAATGATTTATATATAGCACCAATAAGAGGTAGGTCTAATGTTGATAAGTATAAACCAGATGAAATGTATAATTCATTAGCTGATGGTTTTATTAATGGATTTCATACTCCAGGAAATGGTTCAGAAGTATTTATGTTTCCAGCAAATAGTGACAGTACAAATCCAGAACGATTTGGTTTAACTGCAGATGCTGCTGAACAACTTTTAGATGATTGGGATAATTCTGGTAGTGGTAATCCTTATACTAATAATAATGAAGGTGGTATGGGTGTATTTATTGGTTTTTCAGGAGATGATAATGCAGATACAGGTTCTAATATAGATGTTATTACAGGAACAAGATATGTATTATTTGCTTCTAAAGTTTATAAAGATTTTAATGGTAATAAACAAGAATCAGAATCAATACATATAGGACATATACATCAGAATGCAACATCTAATAAAAAACAAAATTTATATTTTGGATTATTAGGTAGAATGGGTGGTAGAGAAAAAAACTATTCAGGGTTTAAATTATATTGGGCTCACGTAACTGATATTGATATAGCATCTGGAGCTGATGGAGAGATTAATACAGGTACATTAGGTCCTAAATATTTATTTGCTGAAGTAGATTTTGAAGAAGGTGTTCGTTATGCAGGTTCTGATTCTTATTCTTTTTTAAATACTGTAACGATTAATAGTGAAGAGCAATTTGAATATCCAGGTAATTTGTACAGTAATAGTTCATATGCACAACCTTTTGAAATAACAGAGTTAAAAACAGTAGAGCCAAGCTTAATAGAAAGTGGTTCTGTAATAGGTCCAGTAAATACAGGTTTTAAAACTAGTACTATTATAAATAGAAGATTATATGTTGGTAATGTTCAATATGAAAATGCTGATGGTGAAATAGTTACAAAGTCTGATAGAGTTTTAAAGTCATTACCAAATCAGTTTGATTTTTTTGAAGAAGAAAGTTTTATAGATGCAGCAATAGAAGACGGAGATAGTATTATAAAGTTATCTAGTGTTGGTAATAAGTTGCTGCAATTTAAAAAAAGAAATTTATTTATTATAAATGTATCTAGAAATATAGAGTTTTTAGAAGGAACATTTAATTTTAAAGGATGTGAAAAAGACTATCATGTTGTACAGGGTGAAGGTTTTGTAGCTTGGTTTAATAAATATGGTGCTTTTATATATGATGGACAAAGAATAGTAGATATAAATATAAATGAAAATGGACAACCTGTTTTTGATGATTGGGAATCAAATTACTATCATGATAACAATGTGATAGGGTTTATACCTAAAACAAAACAAATATATATTACTAATAATCAATCTAGTAATAATGTATTGATGTATGATATTAAATCACAATCTTGGATTACTGGTGATACAACAAGTACTAATAATATTAGTAATATAATTACTAGAAATAATGGTGATATTAATTGGGTTGAAATACAAAGTAGTGATGCAAAGCTTGTAAAATGGGTAAATAGTCCTACATCATTTACAAAAACTGGTGTTATTATGCAGTCAAAAGAATATGATTTTGGTACACCTATGGTAAATAAAAATATTAATACTATTTATGTAAATTGTAAACAAACTGCTAATATAAAATTACAAGGATTTGGTACAAAAAGAGACAATACACCAGTAGCATTAACAGATATTGACACATTAACAAACAATACAGGTAGCTTAAAAACGCTTAAATTAGCTGTTCCTGACACTTTTAAGAACTTAGTCAGCTTTGGTATAGCATTGAAGAGTACAGGAGCTGTAAACGCTGGATTTGAAATTAACGATATACAAATAATTTATAGAGAAAAAGCAGTACGATGATTAAAAAACAAAGAATTTTAGATAGAATACAGACTATAAAAGATAATGTAAATGATATTGAAGAAATAAAAGAACAATATGAAACACCAATAGAGGTAGATAAACAAGTACCAGGGAATTCACAAGGTGAAGATGGTGATAGAAAGGTTGTTAAAGAAGGACATGATAATTATTTATATATCAAAGTAGATGGTAGATGGATGAAAACACAATTAGAGGAAGCGAGATAATATGGCAACACAAGAACAATTAATATTAGCACAAGTAGGCGCAAAGTCGTCAGATATTTTTAAAGATAAAGTAGACACTGGTTCTGGTTTTGTACAAGATTTAACAGCAGGTGTAATGGGAGCACAAGCTTTTAATGAATCTACATATGCATTAGAGGGAGCAGTAAAAGATTTTAAAACAGATTTTAGAGCTGGTAAAGTAAAAGAAGATAGTTTAATGGGAAGAGTTGGATTAGAAGCTTTTGGAGAAAATGTGAAACTTTCTGATTTAAGTATTGATGAAAGAAGAGAAGCTATGAAAGGTCGTGAATTACAACCTAGATTTTATTCTGATGTAAATATATATAATAATTTAGTAAATGATTTTACATCAGGAACATCAAATGTAGTATTAAATAACAATGCTAAAATGACAGAAGAACCTTTTGAAAAAAAAGAAGATAATTTTGGAGGAACACAATACAATTTAGATGGAACTCCTATGAACACAGGAAGGATAATTTAAAATGGGAATAGATTTTAATTTTATAAAAGAAAATGAAGGTAAAGCAATTACAAAAGCTTATATACCAGAAAATAATGATGGTTCTGTTATGGGACAATCTGGTGTTACTATTGCTTCAGGTTTTGATTTAGGTCAACAGGATGCAACATCTATTTCAGGACTTTCTAAAGAGTTGCAGGATAAATTAATTCCATATTTAGGAGCTAAAAAAGATAAAGCAGTTGCAAAGCTAAAAGAAACTGGTGGATTAGAATTAAGTATTGAAGAAGTCAATGAAATAGATATGATGGCTAAGGAACAATATTCTAGTAAAATAAAAGAGTCTTATAGTAAACTTACTGGTAAAAATTTCGATGAATTACCATCTAATGTACAAACGGTGATTGCAGATATACAATTTCAGTATGGTACAAATTATGGAAGAACACCAAAGTTTGCAGGAATTATACAAGAAATTGCAGATAATCCATCTAATATAGATTCTTACATGAAGTTAGAAAATGAATTAAGAAATTTTGGTGATGATTATGGTTCTAGAAGAAAAAGAGGAGCAGACTTAATTAAAGACCAAATAAGTAAAATGCAAGGTTCAACATCAGAAGTTATGGACCAAGAAATGCAAAACCAAGAAATGTATATGAAAGCAAAAAAAGAAGCATCTATGAAAGTTGCAACTGAATTTAATATATTGAATGTTATGCAAGACTTAGGTCAAGTATTTGAACCATTTAAAAAGGAGAGTGAATAATGCCAATAGCTTTAAGTACGGTTATATCAGCAGTAGCTACAGGTTCTGCTAAGTATAAAAAATTTAAAAAAGCAGGTAAAATTTTATCTGGAATTTCAGGATTTTTTGGAAGCAGAAAAAAAAGAGCTGAAGAAAAAGCAAAAAGAGACGAGTTTAGTCAATTACTTGGTACTCAATATAGTATGTTAGAAGATACTGTTGGAGAAGTGCAACAAGAGTTTGACACTAGAAGAGAAATGCTTGGAGAAAGTCAAGGATTACAACAACAACAAGCTGTTATGGGATATGGTTTAGGACAAGAACAACTTTCTAGTCAAATAGGTATGACTAATTTACAAACTGGAGCTGGACAAGAAGCTATGCAATTAGCACAAAGAGAGTTTGCAAATCAACAAATGGCTAGAGCTTTACAAGCAAGAGAGCAACGATTTAATTTAGGAATCAGAGAAGCATCACGTATGCGTGATATACAAGCTGCAGGATTTGCTTTAGATAAAGCAGCAGCAGATAAAGGATTAACAAGCAAAAACTATGGACAATCATTAATGGATATGATGGGGGGATAATATGGCAAGTAATGAAACAATAAAAAATTTATCAACATTATTAGGAGCATTGAGAGATTTTAATGAACCTAGAAGAGAAATAGAGTCTTACGCAAAAAAAGCATTGATTGATTTTAATATGCAAAAAAAATTATTAGATTTAGAATTAGAAAAGACCAAAGAAGATGAAGAGATTTTAGGTCTTGCTATGTCTGCAGAACGTGCTAGAAATCAACAATTTGGAATAATACCAAGTACAGAAGATGTTGAAGAACAAGTAAAAATGTTGGAAGATAAGGCAGCAGGTAAAATGGGATTTGGAGATGTTATTGCATCTTCATTAATAGGACCTGGTCTTGTTGGAAATCCTATTTTAGGAAAAATACGTAAAAAAAGCAGACAACAAAAAACATTAATGGATGCAATAGATTTGCTTGAAACAAATGTTTATAAAGGCACATTAGATGAAGATACAGGAGTTCCTTCAATTTCTGGTACATTTACTGAAGCAGCTCAATTAGCTAAAGGCGAAATGAAAACAGATTTATTAACTGAAGCTGATGAGTACAAATCTCAAATTCAAAGAATATACAATAGTTCTGAATTTCAAGGTGAAAGTTTGTTAGATGAAGCAACAAAAGACCGTTTAGCTACTGTTGAAGATTTATTAAATGAATCTATTAACGTTTTAAGAAAGTAATACATGAATCCACAATTGCAATATCTTAATAGATTAGTTTCTATAAGAGCTATTACACCAGAAGATTATTATAATAGATTGGGATTAGCTTATAGAAACTCACCTACTTCATTTTCAGAAGAAGATGTAGATTTTATAGAAAAAAGTTTTAAAAATGCTGGTATGTCTTTTAATAGAGATATGAAAGCATCTGAAGTTTCTTTAGGGTCTACATTAAATCAATTTGTATCTGGACTTGCTGAAGGGTTTACAACTCTTGGTTGGGCAGAAGATGCTGACACTACTACAGAATCTATTGCAAATAAAGTAGGACACCTTGTAGGTTTAGCACCAGATGTTATAATGGGTGTATTATCTATGGGTGCATCATTACCTGGTACTGTAGCTAAAAGAGCAGCAGCAAAAGGTGCAGTAAAAACTGCTACAAGAGCAGGACTTGCACAAGAAAAAATTGTTGGTGCTAGTCAAGCATATCAAGATGCATTATCTGCAACAGCTAAACGTTTAAAAATAGGTAACTTTAATCTTGCTAAGAATGTAGAAGGTAAAGTATACTTGCGTTCTGTACCTATGAAGATAGCTGATATTGTAGTTGATAATATGAAAGCATCTATGGGTAAAAACAATTTACTTACTGCTGGATTTTTAAATAAAGGTATATTGGGTTCTAAACGATTTAGAGAAACTGCTGAACAGGGTATACACCTTGGTATTGGTCTTGGTGTTAGTGCATGGAAAGAAGGACCGAAGGGTATGGCAGAAGCAGGTATGCATGGAGCTATTGCTGGTGCTGTATTTGGTGGTGTAGCACAATATGTAGATATAGCTAAATTAATGAATAATCCAGCTACTGCTAGTTTGGGTAAAGATGCTGTAAAAAATGCTGTAAATAAAATGTCTATGGAGCAAATGCAAGCTATTAATGTAGCATTGCGTGGTACAATAGGTTCTGCATATACTGGTATTACTGCACAACGAGCAGATTTACCATTACCAGAAGTAGTGTATGAATATTTATTAGGATTTTTCTTTGGTGCATCTGGTACACGTAAAGGTGAAATACAACGTAGAAGATTATTATTTGACAAAGATGGTAAGAGCAGAGTACGTACATTAGATAATCTTGAAGTAGTAGATAAAGAAGTAAAAAAAACAAAAGAATATCAAGAGTTAGAAGCACAAGATAAAGCATGGTGGGAAAACTATAAAGAAACATTATATGACCAACAAGTAACTTATATAAATGCAAAACGTACTACTGCAGCTAATGTTATATTTGAAAACGTAAAAGAAACAGAAGGTGAATTTACTAAAGACAGCTTAAAAGAATTTAATAAAAAACAAATGGAACTAGAGGAAGTAAAAGAATCTGGTTTGAATCAAGAAGAAGTTGAAACAGCAGTAAAAGATAGCATAGAACTCAATAAAGAAATAGCAAAAGAAAAAGAAGTATTACAAGAAAATGTTTTAAATGACCAGTTTAATATTAACTTAAGTGAAACAGAAGTATTAAAAGCTAAGATAATAGAAAAAGATATAACAGATATTATTGAATTGTCTAGTGCTTATAATGAAGTTGTAGATGTTATACAACAAGCAAATCCATCGAAGTTACGTTCAGAAGTACAACAGCTATTACGTAATTCTATTTCAAAAAGTAATTACGATATAGAAGCATTTGCAAAAGAAATAGATAGTGAATTTGGTAAAGGTACAATGGATAATAACGGTCCATTAATTAAACGTTATTTCTATAGACGTAAATATCATGCAAATCATAAAGAATTAATGATTATAGATGAGTTTAACAATCCTTTACCTATTGGACCTAAAGGTATTGAGATTGCAAAAAATGGAGATAATGTAGTAACACCACAATCTCCTAATAAAGTAAATAAAATGTTTGGTGGTACTGTCAGAAAAGTGATACAGTATTTAGAGAAACAAATATTTAGATTTAATTATGAAACACAGAAACCAGAACCTACTGGTGATTATACATTAGATAACCCGCTAGCAATACAATTTGGTAAAACAAAACTTGGTAAAAGCAATACAGATAAAACTATATCAGATGGTATAGATACTATACTAAAAGATATTAATAAAAGACTTGGTGATAACTGGTATATACAAGGTGCTAATAAAGACAATGGTACATTAATTGCACATCAACATGGTGTAAAAAAAGGACAAGTAAAAGAAGTATTGGATGTTGCTAAAAAATATGGCGTTGAACCAGAAAAAGGATTTGACAGAGAAACTGCTAGTAATATTATATGGGATTTAAGACGTAATGGATTACTAGAAAAAGATTTTACTAAGCAAGATTTAGAAACTGCAATGGAAGTGTTTGTAGACCCTAAGAATGGATTTACCACTGACCTTGTTAAGTGGAACAAATACCAACCATTAGCACAAGGTTTAGATTTACCATTAGAAGCTAAAGATTTTAAGAGCATGTTATCTGATGTTGTTGAAGTGGGCAAATATTCTTATGGTGAAAATGAAGGATTTAATTATAATAAATTTTTAGAAAAAACACTTTCTTTAAAAAATCAAACAAAGTTATCAGAAAGAGAAGCTTTGAAGCAAATTAAAAATTTTTCAGAAAGAACTGAATCTACTGGAGATTTAACAAAAGAAGGTTATGAGTCTTTGTGGTTAAAATGGTTTAAAGAAAATCCAAAAGAATTAGAAAAAATAAAAAAAGATTTAAAAGATGTTACAATTATCAAAAAAAGAAAACCTTCTTCTACTGAATTTTTTCAGCCAACAGGAGATGCAAAAGTAGAATCATTTGTTTTAGCTTTAAATAAAGTATTTTCTAAAGAAAGTCAAGTTGACGGTTTCTTCAATATGATTACTGCAAAAGATGGTCCTATATCAAAAGAAATATTAAAAAGATTTCCAGAGTTTGATGCTGATACTGCTACTGATGGTGTATTATATTTTAGAAATGATGTAATGGATAGAGTGTTAAAAACGTTTGGTTTTGATACTAATATTGGATTTGTAAAACCAGTAGGTTTTATTAGACCAAGAAATGGTAAAGGTAATATTTTATTAAA